AGCAGAAATGCGTAAAAAATTCAAATATTAATCTACTAAAACATTAAAATTATGGCATTTACATTTAGCGATTTAAACAAATTGAATATCGACAGCCTAGCCGATGTTATTTCTTTGACCCTTGGAATGGAGGGCGAATTATCCAACGGCGTAACCGTGTTGGCAGGCATTGAAAAGGGTAAACCTATCTTGACATTCACCGCAACCGACAAGGCAGTAAGACGTTCAACGGGCTGTGACAGCGAATACAAGTATAGTTCTCTTAACGATAAGGTTAAATACTACGATCACGCGCAGATTGAGTTGCCTATCGTGGTTTGTCTGCAAGACTTGTGGGGCAAAATGGTTGCGAAGGGTGTTCACCTTTCAGCTGATTTCGACCAAACACAGTTGGCGGCGTTCATGCAGAACGAAATTCTGAAAGTACTGGAAGCTGATATGCTGCGTCTCGTATGGTTGGACGGTATGAAAACAACCGATACAGCAGGTGAGTACACAGTATTCAAAAACGGTGGTATCATCAAGCAGATGCAGGCATCAACCGAATCTATTAAGTCCCTCGTTCCTTCTGGAGCTGGCGCTAACGTTTTGGAATGTCTGAAATGGTGTATCGACAACCAGCGTGCCGATCAACTTGACGATTCAGAGTTTTATGTAACTAGCAACATTATGCGTGCTTACAAGGACTTAGTTGAAGCCAAAGATAATCATTTGGCACAGGCTAATTTCGAGGACGGCAAACCCGCGTACTACTTCGAAGGTTACAAGTTGAACGAGTTGAGACACGTTTCAAATAGTGCTAAGGGTGACGCTTTGACAGTTCAGTCTTTCATTGCTTTCTCTCCGAAAACTAACATTCAGTTGGCGCTTGAAGATGCAAGTTTGACTATTGATCCGTTCATCCGTGACGCTAAGGACCGTAAGTATTACAGTACAACCGTATTTGCGGCTGATGCTATGCTTGCAGTTCCTCAATACTTGAAATTGTGCACCGCAGAAGGTGTTTAATAATTAAAACAAAGTTTAAATGGCTTGTATAAAGACATTAAATAAAGCAATTACCTACGACTGCCAACCTGGTAGCGTAGGTATCGCTGAAATGTATCTTATTAACTTCGACGACGTAACCGCCGGAACTGTAGACCCGGCTACTAACATCCTGTCAGGTGTCACCCTTAAGGCAGGGGCGAAGACTATTCCGGTAGAATGTTACAAGAATGGCGCAAAGTTGACGGAAGCGTTGAAGTTATCAGATGTTTCAGCAGGTTTGGATCAGTCTATCATGTTTACCTTATATGATAAGACTACAGCGAACGCTAACCTAATTATGGCAGCTCTTTTATCGGGGCGTTTCATGGCAGCCGTGAAGCTAAACGATATTAATGCCGCGCCTTTATTGGTTGGTTACAGATGCGGGCTTGAAATTTCACAAGCTGATACGGACTCTAGCGCAGCAGGCGGTTTTACTACGATCACGATTAAAACGCCAGACGATGCTAGAGGAGAAAATAGGATATCAATTGCTTCGGCAGCGTGGACAACAATCACAGCCGCAAAACTTGTATAATATGGGATGTTTAAATAAACTAGATAAAGCGATCTTAGTTGATTGCGATGGCGGGGCGACAGGCGTAGCCGAAATGCTTCTTATCAATATGGCGGATATTGCCACAAAGAGCGTAGTGGGGGGTACCGCCCTCATAACACTAGCCGCTGGCGCTAAGGCCGTGCTGGTTGAGAGTAACAAGAAGGGTGTAAACGCTACCGAGGAAATAAAAACAAATGATAACGCGCCAACAGCGTTAACGCAGGCGGTTACGTTCACATTGTATCAGGCTAACGTAAACGGAACTCTGATTGTGAATCAGATTTTGAACGGTACGTTTTTAGCACTTGTTCGTGCCAAAAACGGAATAACCAGGGTATACGGATATAACTACGGCTTGGGCGCTACTGCTATTTCACAGGACTTGAACGCGAACGGCGGTTTTACTACCATCACGTTATCAACGCCTGAAAACGTTATAGGTGAGGCTCGTGTAAACTTTGCAAATGCTAGTTATGACACATTGAGAGCCGCGGCTATCGTAACAGAATCATAAAGGAGGATATTATATGGCATGTATAAAAAAAATAGGCGCGGATATTACGTATGATTGCGGAATTCTCGCCGATATGGGCGGGACCGGGGAAATAGACGAGGCTATTATCATCAATTCGAGTGATATATCCACTATTTCGGAATCCGGAGGCGAAGGAACTATAACCATGATAACCGGAAAAAAGGGGTACATTATAAACTCTGTAAATAACTCTATAATGTATCAAGACGCTATTAAAGTGAATGATACAACCCCGCCGGGAGAAGATCAAAGCGTAGTTCTTAAGGTGTTAAGACAAGGGGGATCGGCCGCTTATCGGATGGCGATTAACCAACTTTTAGGCGGTAACTTCCGAGTAGCATTCAGAACTAAATTAGGTA